CTCCCCGACTGACCACATCAAGTGGTGCGGGGAGGCGATCCTAGACTACAAGCCAGATGTCATCGTCTGTCTCGGGGATTGGTGGGATCTGCCCTCGCTCAACTCTCATGCGCCAGCCGGTAGCGAGGAGCTTGAGGGGCGCCGATACCATGAAGATATAAAGGCTGGCAACGAATCCTTTAATAAGCTCGACTCTTATTTAAGGAAGTCACGCAGCAAGACGTGGCAGCCGCGCAAGGTGTTTCTCGAGGGCAACCATGAGAACCGCGCGAACCGCATCGCCAAGAACGACCCAAAATGGAAGGGCATCATCGGCTCGCACAACTGCGAGACGCTCGACTGGGAGCGCCATAAGTTTCTCAAGATCTGCGAGATTGACGGGATCAAGTATTGTCACTACTTCCCGAACCCGTTCTCGGGTAAGCCAATCGGAGGCACCATCGTCAATCGCTTGAACTCGATTGGCGCGTCATTTGTGCAGGGCCACCAGCAGGGCTTCCTGTACGCCTCGAAGCAGTACCCTGACCACGTCAAGCATGGCCTAGTCGCTGGTCGCTTCTATCTCGAGCATGAGGGCTACCGCCCAGACGATGTGCAGACCAACGAGTGGTCAGGCATCGTGATCCTTAACGGCGTCAAGCGGGGTGACTATGACTTGATGCCCCTTCGCATGGACTACCTGCGACGCAAATACGGCTGACTTTAGGCGCTCGATCTCGGCGCGCAGCTTCATCTCGGTCTCGACCGCATCCGTCAATTTAATGACGAGGTCTTTGGTGCGCTGTCGCTCCACCGATAGGCAGTGCTCCAGCTCGCTCACGATCTCTCGCAACTGACTGGTCGATAGCGATCGCGCCAGCATCTCCCGGCGCCAAGATCCGCCTTCGCTCTCTGTGTCGATGTTCATAAGTGTCCGGCTATCGCGTCGGGGCCGGCGCTCCGAGTAGCGTACACGCGCGATTCGTGCTCTAGGGTCTACTCCTCTTCTGACCTGCGCCAAGTGCCTTCATTGATCTGCCGCGCCACCTTCAGCGCGTCAGTGAAGAGCGCCTGATTCCAGATCGCGATCACCTGCTCTCTGGTTATCTCAGGCTTGGCACTATCAGTCTCGCCAAGATCAATAATATCCTCGCACACTTGCGCGCCCTTGGTACAGAACCACGCGGCCTTGCGCAGATCCTGCTCTCGAGAGTTGCCGCCCTTGCGGCCAGCCCTCGAGAGATACTTGATCGCAGAACCGACGCAGTAGCTCACCGCGCCATCATCGCCGAGCACTGCCTGTATGTAGTCAATCGCCTCGATTGGCTCGCCGTTAGGCAGTGTGAGCTGGTAGTGCTGCGGATGGTTGACCACATCCTCATCGGCATCACCGCGCAGCCATGCGTCGATGTCTTCGTTGATATTGCTCATCACAGCACCCACGTTGCAGTTTTGATCGCGATGCCTATCACCAAGCCACCAACAGCAGCGCCAAGCAAGGCCATGCCCATGACAAATATGATGGCGCCAATCATCAGGAGCGTATCACTCCAGTCATCGTTTTTCATGCTGCCCTCTTCTTGAGTTTCTCGTTCAGGTCATACAGCGATCGCAGGTTGATAAACGCCGGCCAAGCATCATCGTCGAGCGACGGGTAGAAGTGGTGGCCGAAGTCACCATTCTCTTTGCTGAAGCGCAGCAAGTGATAACCGCCGTCGATCTTGGTGCCGGTGCACTCTTCGTATGCTTTCGCGTAGGCCACCAACTGGATCAGGTACTCAGGGTACACGCCGCCCGATGTCTTAAAGTCACCGAGCACGATCTTGCCGTTGAGCTTGCCGATGAAGTCCAGCGTGCCGCCGTAGCGGTACGTCTCCGACAGCACCGGCACCTCGCAGTCGATGATCTCGAGCTGCGTGCCCTTGCACCAGAACTCGAAGGCAGAGTAGGCGCTGACCACCTGCGCGCGAAACGCAGCCGGATCTCGCGTCTCTGCCTTCTCCATCGTCTTCTCAAGGTGCTGGTGCGGATCACCGCCCTTAACGAACACCTCGCACATCTCATGCACGCAGGTGCCAATCGCAAGCGCATCGTTGGCATCGTACAAACCGGCCGGGGCTTCCATGCCCTGCCCCTCCAGCACGCCGTGTGCGCGGCCGGTTTTATACGCCCAGTTGATCAATGCACCGGGGTCTTTGATCTTGAGGATTGTGGTGACAGACGGCACTTTCGTGCCGTCCGCCAGTTTATAACCGCCCTTCTGAGTAGCCATTAAAACGCGATCTCATCGTCGGTGAACTCCTGATTGACAGGAGCCGCGGCAGGCTTTGCTGCAGCAGGCGCCGCCTTCGGCAACACCGGCGCATCTACCACACGATTGGCGATCTTGTCTTGCACCCACGCCGGCAGCTTGTCAAACGCCACCGGATCTGGCTCGTCGATGCTGTACGTCAGCGCCTCACCCTCCAGCGTCGGCGCCGGCATACCCTTCGGCAGCGGCATGATGCTGGTGAGGTTGGCGTAGGTCTTATCGCCCTTAACGCTGTGCGTGACGTTGATAAACGCAGGCTTGCCAAGCACGTTGACCAGATCGAACTTCTTCAGCTCTTCTGGCGTGAAGGCACGGCCGCGCCAGCTCTGCAGCAACTGCCGCAGCGTCGCCTTCTCGTTAAGGCTCAGGCCAACCGTGCGGCTGATGACAGCGGGCAGACTCTTCGTCTCGCCATCCTTCGTGATCTCGACACGCTCGCTCGGGATCTGGAAGCGCAGCATGAGCGTGCGCTTTGGCGCGTACTGACCGCCCGGTGAGGCCTGCACGCCAAGGTCTACGACCATGTCGCACACGGCTGCATAGGCGCCTGCCTCGAGCGGCTTGCGCTCGGGATAGTTGCCACCACTAGATGCTGATACATAAATTGCCATTGTCTTAAACTCCTTCAGTTACGGTTCACCAGTAATCGACGCCGCTTCTTTTGCTGCGCCAGTTTGGCGGGGGAACCTGCCGCCATTCCAATTGTGCATCTCGGCGCAGTTTGCGCACAAGATCAAAAATCCACTTCATTCTGAATCCACCTTGTTAATTCGCTCGCCAATCCAGCGCATGACTGGTACGGCCATTGAGTTGCCTAGGGCTTTGTAGCGCGGCCCATCAGGCGACTCTGCGCTCTTGCGCCACGGAATGTTGGTGTAACCGTCTGGGAAACCTTGTAAGCGTTCGCACTCAACGGGTGTGAGGCGGCGCACTTGCATTGCTGCCACCCCATGCCGATCCGTTTTGGTCAAGCACGGCGACACATCGTGCATCGGCTCAACGGCATTGCCGCCATTCTCTGGCTGCCTGCCGATCCAATTTCCGGGGATGCCGTAGGTTGGCTGCGCTACTGCCATCGGATTCTTGGCGTTAAGAGTCTGCATCAAATCAACGTCGGTCTGCGGATTTGACATCTGTGCGCCGAAGCCAATCGGTTGGACAATAGCCTTGCCTTCGTCAATCCATTGGTTGCTGCCCCATTTGGCTCCGTCATTTGCTTGCAAAGTCGGTGCAACTACAGGAGTTTCCGACTCAAGATCGAATCCCCCTCGACGCGCTAGTAGCGTCTGCGCTACACATTCTTCGTGGTTGTTGCGACTGATTCCAAAGCGCGCTGCAATTGTTCCGGCAACGTCTTGCCTCTTTTCTCTGCTCGGCGCAGAATTCCGGCACACGCTTTCGGACTCAAAAAGAACCTCTGCGGCACGTTGCCAGTCTCCAAGGTATCCGATAACGAACACACGACGGCGACGCTGGGCCACTCCGAACCATTGAGCGTCCAGCACTCGGTATGCGAACCCATACCCCAACTCCCCCAGCGCCCCGAGGAAGGTTCCAAAATCCCGTCCGCCGTTTGATGACAAAACACCGGGGACGTTTTCCCAGACAAGCCATTGAGGCCGGTGACGTTGAGCGATTGCAAGAAACGTAAGCATGAGGTTGCCTCTGGGGTCGGCAAGCCCTTTGCGGAGGCCGGCGACCGAGAAGGATTGGCATGGGGTGCCTCCGACAAGAAGGTTAATTGATTCAAGATTCCACTCCTCAAATTTAGTCATGTCGCCGAGATTCGGCACGTTAGGGTAGTGATGCGCGAGCACAGCAGACGGGAAAGGCTCAATGTCGCTAAACGCAACAGGCTGCCACCCCATGTGGTGCCACGCGACGGTGGCGGCTTCGATGCCAGAGCAGACTGATAAGTATTTCATCGCTCGAAGATCGCTACGGCAATCGCGAGCACTGCGAAAACGGCGCACACCTTGATCAAAGTCACAGCGTGCGGCAGCTCTTCCGGGGTCAGGGTAAAGATGTCCATTACACTTCCACCTTCGGGCGATATTGTTTGTATAGCGCTTCGGCTTCATCGCGCAGGCCGATGTTGCCGAGCTGGTTGATCATCATGCGAATCTGCAGCGCGCTGTCCCATCCCTTCTTCCAAGCGCGATAGTCGTCGCTGTATTCGCTGTACCAGTCATGGGTCTTGAGCTTCTGCTCGAGGTCTTGCAGGGTGGTCATGTCATCTCCTTCTATCGCTTCTAGCCAAGCACCGCGCCGGCCATGTGGGAATACTATGCTCACCCAAAACAGAACACAAGCACTTTTTGTGTAAATAATTTGCTTGACGGCATATTGACTACAAACTAGTCTTGTGGGTTATGAAAAAGCAACCACCGGAAACTATCGCCCTGCTCCACGCCGTGGACATACTGGGCGGACAAACGGCCACCGCGAAGATGCTTGGCGTGAGCCAGCAGGCGGTGCAGTATTGGATTAGACGTGGCAGGGTGCCTGCCCTGAAGGCTATTCCGCTCGAAGCCGCAAGCGGAGTCTCTAGGAATAAACTGCGGCCGGACTTGTACCCATGAAACCAGAACTGACCGCTATCGTGCCGGTCGAGAAGATCCTCGATCTGGCCAAGAAATATCCCGTATTCCCATGCAGGAGGAACGATGAAAAAGACGCAGAAGGGCGCACGCTCAAAGCCAAAAGCCCACTCACCAAAAACGGATTCAAAGACGCCACGCAAGACGAAGCCCAGATTCGTCGATTCTGGGCCAGTCACCCTGACGCACTCGTTGGGGTTCCAACCGGCAGCCGCACCAACCTCGCCGTCATCGACTTCGATACTCGGTCGGCTGACTCAATGGCTCAAGAGTGGCTGGCAGAGAATCAAGCCGCTTTAACTGGCACTCGAGTCCACCAGACCGGCGGCGGTAGCGGCGGCCGGCACTACATCTTCAGCCTGCCGCACGGTGTCAAGATCCGCGGCGGCGTGTCCGTCACGCTCGGCAAGGTCAAGCGGCAAGGCCTCGACATCCGCGCCGAGGGCGGATACATCATCTGGTGGCCGCTGCACTACGGCCAAGGCGGCCCGTTGAACGATATCCGCTCGCTACCCGCGGGGTTGATCGACGAGCGGCGCATGGATCTCGAGCTGCCGGCAGAGGTGGCGGCCAAGATGCCAGCGAAGCCCGGCACCAGTCAGGACTTCCAGCGCGAGCTGCCGCGGATCACCGAGGCGCTGGCCTACATCGACCCCAGTCCATACGACGCATGGCTTATGGTCGGCATGGCGCTGCACCACGCGAGCGGCGGCGCTGACGACGGCCTCGAGCTGTGGGATGCGTGGGCGAGTGGCGGCATCACCGGCAGCCTGCCGGACAACTACGCCGGGCGCGCCGATATCGAGTACCGCTGGCAGAGCTTCCATCTGGATCGCGGCAAGGGCGTGACGCTCGGCAGCCTATTCAATGCGGCCAAGGGCGGCGGTTGGGTGTCGGTGCCAGAGGCGGTGCGCTTAGGGCCGCCGAAGCGCGAGGAACCGCAGTTGTCCTACGAGGATGTGCCCGAGGCGCAGGGCATGATGCGGGTGTTAGAGCCTGAAGTACCTGCGCTAAACGCAACAAACGAAACAGCGTCGCCCGTTCGACGCCGTCTCACGCTGAGGCCCATTGGCGAGATCGTGAGCGAGCGGCGCGAGGCGACGTGGTTGATCCACAACGTCATCGAGGCCAATGTGCTGGCCGTACTCGCAGGGCCGCGTGCCAGCTTTAAGTCTTTCATCGCACTCGATTGGGGCATGAAGATCGCCTGCGCAGGGAACGCGGTGGTGGTGCTGTCCGGCGAAGGTGCTGGCCTAGGCCGTCGCGCCGAGGCGTGGATGCAGCAGCACGGCCAAGGCCAAGAGCTGGAGGATCTGCAACTGCTGGCGCTTGAGTCGGTGGCCAACCTGAACGCCGAGGAGGAGATGGCAGGGCTTCAACAGGCCATTGAGGAGGCCGGCATTCGGCCAGCGCTGGTGATCGTCGATACCTTCAGCAAGTTCTCGGCAGGGCTTGACGAGAACAGCAACCAAGAGGTGGCCGAGTATCTTTCCAAGCTCACGGTCGGTGTCCGCGAGCGGTACTGCTCCACGGTGCTGCTGGTGGCGCACAGCGGCCACGGCGATGCCAAGCGGCCGAGAGGCGCCAGTGCGCTAATGGCGAACCCGGATGCTGAGTACATCGTCGAGCGGCCGGATGCGCAGGCGATGGTGGTGACGGTTACTCGAGAGCGGTTCAAGGATACGGCCAGTATGCAGCCGCTCGCATTCGAGGCGGTCGAGGTTGACCTTGGCCGGGTAGACAAGTACGGCGAGGCGGTCAAGTCACTGGTGATGAGGGAGACGAACGCTCCGACCAAGGCGGCCGCGGTTCACTCGCCCCAAGGCAAGGCGCAGCGGACGATCCTGTTTGCGCTCAGGGAGCGCCAGAAGAAGTCCGAGACGCCGCTCGTTTGGACGGTCGAGGAGATCCGCCAGATCGGTCGCGAGTGTGGGGTGCCGCGGCAGTCTGTCCACGATGCGGTTGAAAAATTGATGCTGTCACCCTTCCTGAAGGCCACTGTAGGTGGCTCGATGCTGGGCGAACCGTGATGTCCGAAAATGTCCGAAAACGTCCGAACCGGACATTTTCGGCGGGTCATTTATGTCCGAAAATGTCCGAGAG